CCCGTCTGGAATGCCAGTTGCGGGTGCAGGCTGTGCGCGAGTTCCGGCTGGCCTGCGCGATGGCGCTGCACCGCGAGACCGAGCCGAAGATGGCCCCGGCTTAACCAATTCTGCAAGGGACCGCCCAAGAGCGATAACCCGCGCGAATACTGCCGCAGACCGGCAGTTCTACAACCATGGGAAACCCCACATGACAGTCGAACCCGACACCCCGCAAGGGACCGATAACGACGCCCCCGAGCAGACCGATACCGCGCCCGAATGGGACTATTACGACCCTGATGAAGATCAGGACACCGTAGAACCCCAAGAGGCCGCGACCGATGACGGGACGGAAGAGGCCGAACTGACAGAGGAACCCGAGGCCGAAGAAGGCGCGCCGGAAAGCGTGCTGGAAATCGACATGGGCGATGGCACGAAAATCGCGGTTGATGAACTGCGGAACGGCTATCTACGTCAGGCGGACTATTCGCGGAAGACGCAGGAGCTGGCCAACCGGCGGCAGGCGTTGGAAGCGGACGTTGCGCGCCTCGAAGGCATCCAGCAACAATTCATCGACCACTTGACCTCTCTGATCCCTCCGGCACCCGATCTTGCCTTGGCCGCACGCGACCCGAATGGATATGTGCGCCAGAAAGCCGCCTTCGACGCGGCAATAGCAAAGGTGCAGGAACTGGTGGCCCTGGGCGAACAACCCAAGGCGATCAGGTCGCAGATGTCCGAAGCCGACCAGAAAGAACGCCTGGCGGCGGAATACCAGATGCTCTTGCAGAAGTTCCCGCAAGCCGGGACCGAACATGGGCGGCAGAAGTTTCTCGCATCCGTCCGTGAGGCGGCTGTGGAACTTGGGTTTTCCGAGGAGGACATCAATTCGGCCACTGACCATCGCATGTATGCGATGGCCTATTGGGCGAAGCGGGGGATGGATGCGGACAAGGCGGCAAAGCTGGCGAAATCGAAGGTGCAAGCCGCGCCTCAGATGTCGCCGCGCAAGCCTGGGTCGGGAACGGAAGCAGGACGCAATCGGGATGCAATGGCCAAACTCTCCCGATCCGGTTCCATCAGGGATGCCCTGAAGGTGGATTGGGATTAACCCCCATCATCGAAAAGGAGATAGCCAATGGCTGTCATTGCCAACACCTTCCAAAGCACGAGCGCCAAGGGCAACCGTGAAGAACTTTCGGATGTCGTCTCCCGCATCACCCCGGAAGACACGCCGATCCTGTCGCTGATTGAAAAGGTCAGCTTCAAGACGACCCACCCCGAATGGGAAACGGATGACCTGGCCGCGCCTGCGGACAACATCCAGCTTGAAGGTGACGAATACACCTTCGCCGCAACCACGCCTGCCGTGCGCCTGGGGAACTACACCCAGATCATGCGCAAGGAAGGCATCATTTCGGGCACCCAAGACGCCACCGACAACGCTGGCGGCGTTGAACAGGTGAAGTATCAGAAGCTGAAGAAAGCGGTCGAGCTGAAAAAGGACGTGGAGTTTTCCATTGTCGCGGCCAACGCTTCGGTTGCTGGCGCAACCCGTCGTTCGGGGTCGCTGTCCACTTGGCTGACGACCAACGTCTCGCGCGGCGCTTCGGGCGCGAATGGCGGCTTCAACCAGGGCACTGGCCTGACGGTCGCCCCGACCAACGGCACCCAGCGCGCTTTCACCAAGGCGCTTCTGGATACGGTCATGCAGACTGGCTACGTTTCGGGCGCGAACTTCCGTCACCTCGTCGTGTCGCCTTACGTCAAGTCGGTCTTCGTAACCTTCATGTCGGACACGAACGTTGCGTCGTTCCGCTATGCGGCGGCGGACGGCAAGAACAATTCGATCATTGCCAACGCGGATGTCTACGAAGGTCCGTTCGGCAAGGTCATGGTTCACCCGAACCGTGTCCAAGCCGGGTCTGCGGCGGTTGCACGGAACGCATTCCTCATCGACCCTGAATATCTGTCGTGGGGCTGGTTCCGCAAGATCGCGGAAGACAAGGAAGTGGCCAAGACTGGCGACGCGCGCAAGTTCGTCATGCTTGGCGAGGGAGCCTTGAAGGTTCACAACGAAAAGGGCTTGGGCGTCGTTGCCGACGTGTTCGGCCTTACCGCTTCGACCTAACGATAACATGGCGGGGCTGTAGTGGCCCCGCCTTTCACCTTATCAGGATCATCACAATGTCGGACGAAACCGAAAAGCGCGGCCCTGGTCGGCCCCCGAAGGCCGCGACCGTTTCCATGGTCATTCTGCGGGATTACTGGACCAAGGGCGATGGCTCGGATGATGACCGCGTGAGAGCGGGTACTGTGGTCGAAGTCAGCGTTGACAAAGCGATGGCGGGGCTGGAAAGCGGTTCCATGCGCCGAGCAACGGACGAGGACTGACCATGCGCATCAAGGATGGCGACTGGACCCTTGTGGACCACGATTTCCACCTGAAACGCACGGTCTGGGCGCGGGAAAACCCGGACGGGTCTACCACCTATCGGACGGACTACGCAGTGGATGATACGCTGGAAGCCAACCTTGCCATGCGCAATTCAGCCGAAAAGGGATGGAAAGGCGACTGGCACAAGATCGCCTCCATCCCGTTGAACGTCTATTACGACCAGCTCGCCGAGGCCGCGCGTCAGGATGACGGCAAGTTTCTGAGCCGGTGGCTGAACGACAGCGACAACCGGGCTTGGAGGACAAAAGATGGCCGCGTTTAACGACTTCCTTGATCTTCAAACGGCGGTTGTCGAGGCCGTAGGGCGTCCCGACATTGTGGATGTCATGCCGCGCCTTGTGCAGCTTGCCGAAACGGTGATGAACCGGAAGCTGCGCTGCGCTGACCAGATCACCAGCGCCACGCTGACCTTTGCTGCAGGCGTGGCCACCATGCCTGCGGATGTTGCCGAGATCATCGGTCTGTATCGCGCGGACGGGCTGGAATACATCGCGCAGCCGCTGCAATCCGTGCGGCAATCCGGGACGCAAGGTTACTATGCCGTCAGCGGCAACACGATCCTGACCTATGGTTTGGATGGAGACCTCACGCTGCAATACTACGCGCAACTGCCGACGATCAGCGGCGGGGTGACGGAAACCAACTGGCTGTTGACGAAATACCCGCACGCTTACCTCTACGCGGTCTCATTGGAGGCGGCGAAGCATATCCGGGAAGTGGAAATGGCGCAGACTTTCCGCATTCTGTTGGATGACGAAATGCAGTCGATTGCAGGCGATGATTATGCGCAGCGGTATGCCCGTGCGATGGTCAGGGTTGCGGGGAACACGCCATGACATTGCTCACGATTGCCGCCGCGCTTGCGAAGAATGTTGGCCTTGCCGTGCCGGATCAGGTTGTTCTGTCGTCGAAGCGGGAGTGGTCGGAGGCCCTGCAAATGGCGAATGAGGCGGGCGAGGAATTGGCCCGCCGCGTTGATTGGGGCGAATTGAGGTCCAGCACCACATTGACGGGCACGGGTGCAAACGAAACTTACACGCTGCCCGCCGGTTTTTCGCGGATCAGCCCCGGCGTTGGCGTTCGCGCGGGGTCAAGCATTGTGCGCCCCCTGACGCGGGCAGAATGGAACGTGCTGACGCCGGTAGAAGGGACGCCACGCTATTTCCTGCTGGAAGGAAACAAGATCACGCTTTGGCCATTTCTGGCGAATGCTGCGACTGCAACGATCAGTTATCAGAGCAAGGAATGGGCCAGCACGGGGGAGACCTTCACGGCTGACGATGCAACGGCATTGATTGACGAGGGCCTGCTGACAAAGGGCCTTATCGTGCGCTGGCGGAGGCAAAAGCGGATGACATTCCAGGACGAGGAAGCGGAATACGAAGCCGCGTTGCAGAACTTTGCCCGCTTCAATGATCGAGGGCGCTTGTAATGCAGGTTTTGCCGAAGAAATCTGCGCCGCGTCACAAGGGCACCGAACCGATCCCCAATGACGTTTCGCAGTTCTACAGCTTTCCCGCGCCGATCCGGGGGTGGGTTCTGAACGAAAACCTTGCCAACCCTCAGCCTGGCGGCGCGCGCATTCTGGACAACTGGATTTGCACGACAAGCGGGATTAAGGTTCGCGGCGGCGCGAAGAAATATGCGACACTTGGCGCGGCTGTAACGGCGCTGTGGTCCTACAAGAGCGGCGCAACCGAGAAGTTTTTCGGCGCGACGGCTTCGGCGATCTACGACATCACGACAGTTGTTAATGTGAACACCGCGCCGACGCCGGTAGTCTCCGGGCGGACCGGAGGAAACTACGCGACTGTGCAATTCGGCACGCCGGGCGGCGATTTCATGTATATCGTGAACGGCGTTGACAAGCCGCTTCTCTACAACGGGACGAACTTCACCGCGATTGACGATGTTTCTAGCCCGGCGATCACCGGCGTGACGACCACGACGTTCTCGCATGTCTGGTCCTTTGCCTCGCGGCTGTTTTTCGTCGAGAAGGATACGCTTTCGGCGTGGTATCTCCCGGTTGATAGCGTCGGTGGTGCGGCGACAGAGTTTTCACTTGCCGGTATCTTCACCAAGGGCGGATCGCTGATGTTCGGAGCCAAGTGGTCAATGGACGCGGGCGACGGCCTTGATGACAAGTGCGTCTTTGTCTCGACCGAGGGCGAAGTGGCCATTTATGAAGGGACGAATCCCTCAAGCGCGGCGGACTGGCGCAAGGTCGGGCTTTACGAAATGCCCAAGATCATGGGTATCAACGCCAAGACGCAAGCGGGCGGGGACTTGTTAATTGCAACTGAGGTTGGGCTTGTGCCGGTTTCCGCTGCCGTGCGGACGGACATTGCGGCTTTGGAGCAGGCTGCGGTTTCCAAGCCTATCGCGCCATACTGGCAGAAACAGGCGCGCACATCGACGTCCCGGCGCTGGGAAATGGTCAAGATACCGCGCAAGAATATCATGCTGGTCTCACATCCGACCAGCGAGGCCGGAATGGCGTGCCTTTGCGTGAACCTACAAACTGGTGCATGGTCACGCTTTACAGGTTGGGACACGCAATGCCTTGGCTACTTTGCCGACGAAGGCTATTTCGGTGCGGCTGACTTCGGGGTTTACGGGATTGACCAGACCGGATCTGATAACGGCGCAATCTACACCTGCGTTTATCTAGGCCAGCATGACCACATGGGCGCATACGGGCGGGAAAAGACGGTCCTGCAAATGCGTGCTACCTTTCAGAGCACAACGTCCCTGAACCCCTACCTTTCAGCCCTGCCGGACTTCCAGGAAGAAGTCGGAATGCCACCATCCGCGCCACCCGTGCAAGGCGGGGCGCGGTGGGACGTAGACAATTGGGACGAAGGCTTCTGGGATGCCAGCGAGAGCTTTTCGCAATCTCTGTTCTGGACGGCGGTGGGTGTGAGCGGTTCCTGGATCGCACCGGAATTGCAACTCAGCTTCGGCAGCGTTGTGCAGCCATCGGCTGAACTCGTGGCGCTGGACGCTGAGTTCGTGTCAGGGGCGACAGTGACGTGAATTTCCTCTGGCTTCACCCTCAGGACGGCGCAGGATACAGGGCCATCAAGGCTTTTATTGCGGATCGGATTTGGGGCGGACGCGGCGAAACGACAGACGGAACGATCATCGCTGTCGCGGAGGATGACAAGGTTATTGCCGCCGTGATCTTTCACAATTACGACCAAGACGCGGGCGTGATGGAGATGACAGGCGCAGCGGATAATCCGAGGTTCATGAGCCGTCGGTTTTTGCGCGAGGTCTTTGGCTACATCTTCGACCAGATGCGATGTCAGCTGGTTGTGATGCGGGTAGACCCGGAAAATAGACGGATGTGCAGCATCGCGCAAAGATACGGGTTCGCCCGCTACGATATTCCCCGGCTTCGGGGTCGAGACAAGGGCGAAGCGATCTTTCTTCTGACCGAAGAAGCGTGGCGCGGAAACCGAGTGCTAAAGGAGCAGTGACATGGGCAAGAAAGCGCCACAACCGACCGATCCGAGGCTGACCAGCGCGGCGGCAACAGGGACGAACGTCTCCACGGCTATTGCCAACGCCTATCTGCAAAACATGAATGAGACCACGGCGGACGGCACCAAGACGTTTGAAAAAACCGGGATGGAAACGGTAACTGATCCATACACCGGCAAGACTTACCAAATCCCGCGATTTAGCGTCACCCAAACGCTTTCCGCGCCGCAGCAAGCCATCAAGGACCAGACCGACGCTGCAAATCTTAACCTTGCAACGCTTGGCCAGAAACTGTCTGGAACTCTTGGAACGCAGCTCACCGGCAACTTCAAACTCGGGAATGAGGCGGTCGAGTCTCGATTGTTTGATTTGGGTCTCAAGCGGCTTAACCCGTTGTTTGCGCAACGAGATGAGGACTTGCGGACGCGCCTTGCAAACCAGGGGATCAAGGTCGGAACGGCAGCCTATGACCGCGAAATGGCGCTGGCAGGGCAGCAACAGAATGATGCAATCAACCAACTTCTGTTGCAAGGGCGCGGTCAGGCATCGAACGAACTGCTTACCGAAGACAATCAGCGGATCAACCAGATCAGCGCGTTGCTGTCGGGCGGGCAGGTTTCGCAGCCAAACTTCATGACCGGAGTAGGTGTGGGAGCAATCCCGACCACTGACAATGCGGCGATCATTGCGAACAGAGACGCGCAAAGAATGGCGGCTTGGCAGGCAAGTCAAGCGGCCATGGGGTCTGCTATTGGCGGCTTGGGCGGGCTTTTTGCGTTGTCGGATGAACGGATCAAGACGGACAAGAAGAAGATCGGCAAGACGGAAAACGGGATGAACATTTACAGCTACCGCATGAAGGGTTCCCCGAAAACCGAAGTTGGCCTGCTTGCGCAAGAGGTGCAGAAGAAGAAGCCCGAGGCTGTGCGGAAGGGCCGAGACGGTCTCTTGCGCGTGAATTACAAATCCGCATTGATGGGGTAGTGGGATGCTGAACATTTTCAAGCAAGGCGCGTTCACGATTGACCCGAATGCAACACCGGAGCAGATCGCGCGCAAGCGGGCGACCATCGCCGCGCTTATGCCGCGCTTCGGGCAGGCGCGATATGTTGGCGAGGGCCTCGGCCAGCTTGCCACGGGCTTTGCTATCGGTCGGCAAAACAAGCGGCTTGATGCGACGGAAGCCGCTGGTCGCAAGACGGCGGCGGATGCGCTGGCCAGTATCTTTGGCGCGGGCGGCGGCTTCACGGTGACGGGGTCTAACGGAACACCATCCGGCACATGGACGCCCGACCCTCCACCGCCGAAGGCTACGGAAGCGCACTACGGGATGCCGGACGTTGCAAAGGGCGGGCTTTCCTTCGGTCTGCCCAAGGCAGACACTGGAGTAGCGCGCGGCGGCGGTGATTTCGGCGCGGCTGTCATGACGCCGCAGGAAATGCTAATTGAAGGAGCAACTCGTCGCGGCCTTGACCCTATCGACGTTGCCACGGCCATTTCCTATGAGACGGGCGGCAGGTTTGACCCAATGATTTCTGGGCCGACGACGCAATGGGGGACACATCGTGGCCTGATCCAGTTTGGCGAGCCACAAGCCAAGCAGCACGGGGTTGACTTTTCAAGCCCAGATGCCGCGTGGAGATCGCAGCTCAACCCCGAAAATGGCGCGGTCTGGTCTTACCTTGACAAGGCGGGTGTAAAGCCTGGGATGGGTCTGCCGGAAGTCTATAGCGCGATCAATGCCGGTTCTGTAGGCCGCATGAATGCATCTGATGCGCACAACGGCGGCGCACCCGGCACGGTTGCTGACAAGGTGGCGGGAATGGCCCCGCACCGCACCAAGGCCGCGGCATTCCTTGGCGGGACGTGGACGCCAAGCGAAGGCGGCGCACCTTCGGGCGGCAACGTCACCATGTCCGCGCAGAACGTGGGCGGGGTTGACGTTGGCGCGATCTACCAGGCGCTGCAAAACCCATGGCTGTCGCAGGATGAGCGCGCGATGCTGATGGGTCTGCTTGACCAGCATCGGCAAGACAACGACCCGCTGCGGCGCATTCAGCTGGAAAAGGCGCAGTTGGAACTTGAACAGATGCGAAACCCCGCGATGGAACAACCCGCCGATCTGGTTGAGCGCATGTTGTTGATGCAGGCATCGGGACTTGATCCCGCCTCGCCGGAAGGTCAGCATTACCTGTTGACCGGGAAACTGCCGGAGGCGCCAGAGCCGGGTTATACGACGATGACCGCTGATGAAGTGGCCGCGCTTGGATTGCCGCCTGGGGCCTATCAACGCGGGCCGAAGGGGGAAATCAAGCAGATCGGCGGCGGTGGGGTCAATGTGAGTGTAAGCAATAACGCAAGCGAGGTCGGCACAATTCCGCAAGGTTACGAAATGTTCACCGATCCTCAGACGGGCGCGCGTTCACTGCGCCCCATTCCGGGTGGTCCCGAGGACATGACGGCGAAGGATGCAATTGCAAGAAGCAATGCCCTAACCGCGACAGAAGTTGTGACATCCGCAGCAGCCCGCGCGCGCGAGGCGGCAAGAAACCGTTCAGTCGGCGGTATTTTCAGCGGCATAGCAGCCATGAACCCAAGCAGCTACAACGCCGAACTTTATCGGCAAGTAGAAGTGCTGAAGTCAAACGCTAAGATTGAGAACCTGACAGCAATGCGGGCGGCATCCCCAACCGGAGGCGCGCTCGGTGCCGTCTCCGAAAAGGAAAACGAAATGCTGGCGGCGAAAGCGGGCGCGCTTGATCCGGCCAGCCCCAACTTTGAGCGCGACTTGGACGATTACGAGCGGACTTTGCTACGGATTGTTCATGGCAAGGAAGCTGGTGATAAAATCTTTGAGGAAACGCGGTCTGGGGTTCCACCGACTAAACCTGCTGTGGACGGCATTCCGCCAGGTATAGACCCTGACGATTGGAAATACATGTCTGAAGAAGAAAGGGCACTTTTCCGATGACCCCAGAGCAAGAAAAGGCCCTTGCGTTGGCGCGAGCGCGGCGGCGGCGGCAAGAAGCTACGGGCGGAGCGCCGGACGGCATGACGCCAGCGGAACGCATCGCCGCTGTACGCGCGGGGACAATGCCCCAGCCGTCGCCGGACAGGATTGCGGCGGCCAACGAGATGGAAGCCATGGCAATATCCGCCATGCGCGATAGCATGGGGGTTGGCCACAAAATCAAGGACAACTTGATCGGCACAAATGATGGCGTGCAGTCTCCGGGAGAGGCGCTGGGCACATGGCTTAACCGTGCCGGGGAAACCGCCACGCTCGGCCTTGTTGGCGATGAGGCATCCGCTGCGGCTTATTCCATGCTGCCGGGACGTAGCTATGATGCTGAGTTGGAACGTATGCGCGCGAATGAGCGGAATATGTCTGGCGCGGGGCGGATCAGTGCCGACATCTCCGGGGCAATTCTCCCCGCCTTGGCCGGGTTTGGCATGGCATCAACAGCCAAGACCATTCCCGGCATGATAGCCAGAGGTGCGGCCACTGGTGGTGCGCAAGGTGCAACGCTTGGCTTCATGGAAGGCGAAGGAGGCGTTGAAAACCGCGCGGATAACGCAATGATGGGCGGCGGCATTGGTGCGGCATTGGGCGGCATTGTCGCCCCTGTGGCGGGGGCTTTGGCTAACCGTATGGCACAAGGCCGGGCTAACAATGCAGCCATTAAACGCATGGCCGCGAACGCTCCTAGCACCGACGATCTGCGTCTTGCGGGGAACGCGGCATATCAGGCTATTGATGATGCCGGGGTGCAGATCAAGCCATCGGCGCTTGATGCAACACGGGCGCGGATTGTCGAAGCACTTCGGGGCGGCACGGGGTTTGACGAGTTGCCCGGCCCTGGAAGCCTTACCCCCAATTCGGCGCGCGTGATGGAGATCATGGGGCAATCATCGGCCAAGATGGCAGATGACGCAACTGCGGCGCTTCCATTCAGGAGCCTGGACCAAATGCGGCGGCAAGCGGGCGCAGCGGCTGGGAACGTCGCAAACAAGACGGACGCCAAAGCTGGTATGACCATCATCGAGGGGCTTGACGATATGGTCAACCGGCTAGGGCCTGACGACGTTGTGGCGGGAGATGTGGACGCGCTGAAGTCGCTTATTCCCAAGGCGCGCGAAACGTGGTCAAGGATGAGCAAAAGCCAACTTGTTGACGATGCTATTGAAAGCGGAAGTAACAATTACATGGGCGGCGCTGGAAGCGGTATCCGCAACCAGTTCGCATCAATCCTTCGCAACAAGAAGCTTTCGCGTGGGTTTACCGAACTTGAAAAGGTGGCCATGCGCCGCGTGGTGAACGGGACTATTCCAGAGCAGTTCGTCAACTTGTTGGGTGGTGGTCTCGGTCAGTTGGCAACCATTGGCGGCGGTCTTGGAATGGGCGGAATTCCTGGCGCTATTGCAGGGACAGGGATCGCGGCAGCCGCGCGCAAGGCGTCGGAAGCCATCGTCCGCAGAAATGCAGAGATTGCCCGCGCGGTCATTGCAAACGGCGGAAAAGGTTCCTTGCCTCAAATCTCACAAATGCCTCGCCAGATTATCGAGGCGCTTATCCGTCGGAGCGCAGAGGTAGGTCGCCAGTAGCCAAGAAGGCAAGCAGGACGAATGCAATTGGCAAAAGCATTCCGGCCCACACGATCCAAGGCTGTTCAAAGCCTGGGTTGCGTTGGGCGTGAAGGATCGCGGCGACAAATCCGACAGTTGCCATGTTTGCCGCCATGACCGCTGCAATTGTTTCTGTGAAACCTAATTCCAACCTTTGCGCCTCCATCAAGGTCGCGTATGATAGCCCACAATCGGAGGAATGAAAATGCCCCGCGACGGAAACCAGGTGTGGTCCCCACCAGCAGGAACAACTGCCACGCCAAACACGCTGATCGAGAGCAATAAATACAATGCGCTGGTTTCCGACCTGACCGCGCTTGCCAACGAAGCGAGGCCCATTGCGGCGGGTGGCACGGGGGCCAGCACGGCGGCTGCGGCGCGGACAAACCTTGGGCTGGCAATCGGCACAAACGTGCAAGCCTATGACGCGGAACTTGCAGCGATTGCGGGGCTGACATCGGCGGCTGACAAGCTGCCATATTTCACGGGGTCCGGGACAGCGGCGCTGGCCGATCTGTCGGCTTTTGGGCGCACGTTGATCGACGATGCGGATGCGGCGGCGGCGCGGACCACGCTTGGCGCTGTGATCGGCACAGACGTTCAGGCCTACAACGCGAACCTTGCCAGCCTTGCCGGTCTGACGCTGGCGGCGGGGGATATTCTCTACGCGACCGGGCCGAATACGCTGGAGAAACTGACCCTCGGCGCGAATGGACGGTTGCTTGGCAGCAATGGCAGCACCGTGGCCTACATGGGGCGGCTTCCGACACTCATGACGCAGCAGACGACCACATCAGGCAGTGCCCCACGCGAGTTTGCCCTGCCAACGGATGTGGACCTGATCGAGATGTGGTTCGATGAAGTGTCGCTCAACAGCACTAGCGATCTTCTCGTGCAACTTTCGACGGGGGGATCATACGTCACAAGCGGATACAGCAGTTTTTCTCGGTTAAGTTCGGCTGCCGGTATAAGCACATCCACGGAAGGCTTTGTTGTTCGGCTTAGTAGCGCATCGAGATTGCTGCGCGGAGCCATGATACTGCGTCGTATTAGCGGAAACCGTTGGATTTCCAAGCATGACGGGGACGTTGCGGATAGTGATAATTTTATAGGCGGGGCGGGCGGCGTTACCTTGAGCGGCTTGGTGGACGGCATCCGTCTAACGCGCATTTCCGGTAATTTTGACAACGGCGCAGTCAACGTGGTCTATCAGTGATGAGGAGCTCCGTGAAAAACCCACCTATCACCCGTCAGACCAAGATGGCAGCCGTTGAAAAGCGGCTAGGCAAAACTCTTGGCGCGTCCAAGGGCATCAAGCCCGCGCCCAAGTCATCCCTGAGCCTCAGGGGGACAAACCCGTTGAAGGGCAAGATTGCCTTGACGAAGAAGTGGGAGTTCTAAATGGCAACGATTGTCACTCGCGCTGGCAAGGGCGCGCCTCTCACCCATGCAGAGGTTGATGCCAACTTTACCGGGCTGAATGCCGAGGTCATCGCCAACAATGCCAAGGTTACAAACGCAACGCATACCGGCGACGTGACCGGGGCGACCGCCCTGACCATCGCCAACGATGCGGTGACGAATGCCAAGCTGGCCAACATGGCCTCCGGGACGCTGAAAGGTCGGAGCAGCGCAGGCACTGGCGATCCCGAAGACCTGACGGGCACGCAAGCGACCGCGCTTCTCGACACCTTCACCAGCGGGGCGAAGGGCCTTGTCCCGGCCTCAGGCGGGGGGACGACGAATTTCCTGCGCGCCGACGGAACCTGGGCGGCCCCGCCCGGCGGCGGCGGCGGCGGCAGCCCCGGGGGCGTCTCGGGCGAGGTGCAGTGGAACAACGGCGGGGCCTTCGCGGGTGCGGCGGATGTCGAGATCGAGGGCGGCCAGTTGCGGCTTCCGGCGATCGAGACGCCCGCGACCCCGGTGGCGGGCGGGCTGAAGCTGTTCGGGCGCAGCCTGGCCGGGCGGATCATGCCCGCCTTTGTCGGACCCTCGGGGCTGGATTCCGCGCTGCAACCCCATATCGGCCGGAACAAGGTCTCGTTCGCCGTGCCGAACGGCAACAGCACGCTCCTGTCGGTCATGGGGATGGCCCTGACGGCAACGGGGACCGCGACGGCGAAGAACTGGGCCGCGACCAACCGCTATACCCGGATGCGCGGGCTTGAATATCTGGTGACGACGGCATCAACCAGCGCACTTGCCGGATGGCGGGGTGCCGCGCAGCAGTTCACCGTGGGCGGGGGCGCGGCGGGCGATGGCGGCTTTACCCATATCTGCCGCTGGGGACCGGCGACGGGGGTAGCGACCGCGACGAGCCGGGCCTTTGTCGGGCTTCTGGCCTCGACGAGCGTTCAGACGGATGTCGAAACTTCGTCCCGGACGCTGTTCTGCGGCATGGGCTGGGATGCGGCGGATGCGAACATCCAGTTCATGCACAACGACGGATCGGGGACGGCTACGAAGATAGACCTCGGGTCCAGCTTTCCGGTCCCGACGACGGACCGCGCGCACATCTATGAGCTGGCCATGTTCAGCCCGCCGGGGCCGACCCAGAGCCTGTCCTACGAGGTCACCGATCTGGTGACGGGCGCGGTGGCAACCGGAACGGTCACCACCGATCTGCCCGGCACGAGCACCGCGCTGAACCCCTACGGCATCATGTCGGTCGGGGGCACGTCCTCGGTCACGGGGATCTGCCTGTTCAGCCTTTACCTGGAGACGGACTACTAGAGGGCATGGATATGACCAGACCATACCTTTACCCCCACACGCGCCGGATCGAGGTGGTCATGGCGCTTTACGCCGCAGGCTTCGGTCTTCATGCGGTCTATCTGAAAATCCAGAACGGCAACGCGGGATTGTCCTGGGCCGGGGTCGAAAACGGATGGGCGGTGGCCACGCCCCTGCTCATTGTCTCGCTGCTGCACGGGCTGGCGATCAGGATCAATGGCCGGGCAGGGCCGCTGTCGCCGTTCCTGCGCGCCGTCTGCATGGCCGCCTTCGCGGGCTTCTTCTTCGGCCTCGCCACGGCCTGGGCGGGCACCAGCGCCGCCTATACCTATTCGGCGATCACACTGGGCATGGCGGTTGGCGCGACCAACGCGACGATGGACACGGTGGACTCGCTCAAGACATGGGTGGCCAAATGGATCTGACGCCCGACGCGCAGATGCACCTTGCGCAACGCATTGCCGATATGATCGACAAGTGGGGGCCTTTCATGGCGCTCACCGTGCTGATCCTGATCGTCTATCGCAAGGAAATCGGCACACTGATCGTCTCGCTGCGGCGGGAAAGCCTGTCCGACGCGATGCTGGCGCAGATGAATGCCAGCTTCGCTAACAATCTGGAATACTTCCGCCAGACGGTCGAGGACCTGAGGGAGATCAAGGCGTCGAACCAGAAGATTGCTGACGAGGTGCAACAGGCAATTGAGGTCGGCAGGTCCATCCGCGACGAGATCATTCGAGGGAGGAAGTGATATGCAAACTTGGCCAAGGCAAACGCAAGCGGAGCTGACGCGGTTTTTTGGCCCGCCTGGGAGTGCGGCTTGCACGACGGGAAAGGTTGACCTG